TTCGTGGTCTGTGTGGAGTCGTATCAATTCATCATCCACGGTTGATTCTATTGCGTACTTTATGGTTTCGTTGTAAGGAACTATCACTGCACTTTTATTTCCATCTCGTATGATAAATGATTCACCGTTTTCTACTCTTTGTATTAGATTGTCAAAATCAGATTGAAACTCTTCGACTGTAAAGGATTGAAGTTCTTCTAGTTCTTGATACATTTTCATAAAGTGATTTTTATGATCGGGGTGACACGGATCGAACGTGCGACCTTCGCTTCCCAAAAGCGACGCGCTACCTGCTGCGCTACACCCCGTAGTAGTGAAGTTTTCTGTGGCAATTAGAACAGAGACAAATACATTTTTTCATCTCTTCTAAAATTGCTTCTTTACTCCTATTACAAAGTAAAAAAGAAATTTCATATTCTTTTTGTGATGGATCTAAATGATGCCAGTCTAGACAAGCATTATCATTTTCACCACATCTTTCACAGAATTTTTCATCCATAATGTTATTATACCACATTCTTTTCCTTTGTCTAGATTCTCTTGATCTTTGAGCGGTAATTGATTTATTTTTCTCATACCACTTTTTTTGAGACTCTTTTTGTTGAATAGGGTCAGAATAAGGCATAACATCAATAAAGGTTCAAATCTATTTATATGATTTAAACTTTTTCTCTATGTATATACATAATACCAGCAAAAGGAACAACTGTCAACCCCATTCCACATAGAAAAAGAAAGAATGGATTTGAAGCAAGTGATTCTACGATGTGAAAAATCATTGCGGGTATGCGTGGGTGAGTCCCCAGTAAATCCAGAACCCCATAATTGTACCATAGATTAGGGTGGAAATCAAGAGTGTCTTAATCATCTTCTTCGTCCTCGTCTTCGTAAGTTGATGGCTCTTCAAATAGTTCATCCATTTTTTGTTGAAGTATTCTCTGGTGAAGTTGTTTTAGATCTTCTTCTGTGAATCTTACCACTAGTAATGGATCTCCTGCTCTAACATTATTTAACTCTGGATGTTTAACTTTTGGATTTTTTGAATATCCATGATGAGCATTCATAATCATCCAACCTTGTATGAACATTGATATAGAAATAACCAAAAGAACAAACCAAGGAACTAAAAAAATTAGTTCAGAGTGATTTTGAGCCATGGTAGCAGAGGTGGAATCACCCCAACGAGTCTTAGAAGTCCCTCAGCAAATAAAGCAAGAACCACCCAACCAACGCACATGCTAATGATAGAAGCATTACGGTTGTGTCGTCGTATTGCTGCATCGATCATCTCCTGAACTTCTGTGCGAGTTACATAATCATCATCGAATGGTTCCATCATTTCTCATCCCCAAGAAACTTTGCTAGAGGGTCTCTTTTGGTTTTAACAATTTCACATGCTCTATAATAGAACATGTTATTGGTATTGCCAGAAGCTTCAAAAGTTTCCTTGATCTTCACCCAATTATCATAGGTGTGCTGATCCATTAGTTCATCCTTGTGATACTACTATATACTAATCACCAACACTTGAGAGTCAACTAAATGTCAGTGTTTTGTAACAGTAGTATACAGAAAACTAAAAAAAATATTAAGTTGGTATTCTATGTAACGGAAAGGGTGGGATTCGAACCCACGGAAGCTTGCACTTCGCCAGTTTTCAAGACTGGAGCCTTCAACCACTCGACCACCTTTCCAATATTAAATTCAACGAATTTCAAAGTCCAGTTTACGAACTTTGCGTTGTCTCCTCGCTTCTTGATAAGCAAGATCTGATGAAGAAAGAACATTCTTTTGTTCTTTCTGTGTAGAGTTTACCATGATAACTCTACTTAAGTCAATAGCTGAAACACTATCACCTTTAACAGTCATCATATTTGAACAACCACAGGTTTGTGTTTTATTTGTGCTTGTTAGTTCTTTATTGCAATCTCTGCATCTTACAGTAATCATAATTCATAAATCCTGTCATTGTGTGAATGACCTTAACATCCAGATAAATTTGCCGTGTGCCTCATTTAAATCATCAACAAGGTTGATAGTACCTTTTGATTTTTGATTTTCTGCTTCTTCTGATACTTGAGTTAGAAGTTCCACAATCTTTTGATGACCTTCTAACAAATCACGAACCATACCCATAGTATCTAGTCCACTATTTGTTTCTGAAATATGAGATACTTCAGTAATTCTAGAAAGAGTAGGAACTGGCTTTACATTTAAATATCTCATATGTTCAGTTACTCTGTCAATCTCTTCAAACATTGCCTCATACTGTTCCCCAAAGAGATCATGGAATTGTTTGAAGTCATCGCCTACAACATTCCAATGATATACCCAAGTCTTTTGAAACAGAACAAAAAGACTTGCCTGAGTATCAGAAAGTAATTTATATAGTGTTTCCATTTTTACTATTTTTCTAGTATTTATGAAATGGGCAATATCGGATTCGAACCAATGACTTACTGCTTGTAAGGCAGCCACTCTACCGCTGAGTTAATCGCCCGAAACAGGGGAGGCCATCCCCCTGACCTAGAAATATTCTAGGTTTTAGATGGAAGGAGTGCTCTTGAGGTTATCGCAGGATCACTTCCAACTCCACAACCTGGATTCGAACCAGGGACCAGTCGATTAACAGTCGAATGCTCTACCGCTGAGCTATTGTGGAATGTTCCTCTGTCTGGGAATCGAACCCAGTATCCAAGTGCGTTGTCCGCCTGTCCTTACCAATAGACTACCAGAGGTTGTGGTTTCCAATAGCCGTTCTTATCTCCCATAAGGAAGATGTAGGTATCGAACCTACAAAGGACAGTCCCTAACGGAACCACTGGGAATTCCACCCAGAACCACATTTTAAGAACCCGAAGGTTCAGAGCGGGTAACCGGAATCGAACCGGTGACTCCAACTTGGAAGGATGGCATTTTACCCCTAAACTATACCCGCTTATAAGACAATCATAAACCTTTTGAGTTTGATTGTCAAGTGCGAGAGAAGGGACTCGAACCCTTACACTTTTCAGCATTGCTTTCTAAGAGCAACGTGGCTACCAATTACACCACTCTCGCTAATGATTGTTTTGATGAGAATGTTTCTGTCTGCGAATGACAGTTTGGACAAAGTAATCTTAAATTACAAGGTCTATTATCATAACATTCTCCATTTATATGGTCAACTTGCAATCTTAAATCTTTACCATTCCAAGTAGAAGGAACTCCACATTCAGAACAAAAATCACCCCTTTCTTCTACAAGTAATCTATGTAAAATAGACCTTTTACATTTTTTATTTTTATGTAGATAATATTGTTCCAAAGACAGATGTTTATTTTGACCGCCACAAGTTCTTATCTTTGAAGTATAGTCTGGTTTATAATTTGGAATCCACTCTTTTGTTCTGGCACGAAGAGTATCGTATTTGCAATTAAATTCAATACAGACATCCGTTGGAGATTTTTCTCCACTCAACAAAGATTTTATAATATATTCTTTGTTATTATCTAAATCTGTTCTTTTTCTCATAATGGTAAACTTGCTAGTATTATTTATAAGCGTATCTACCAATATTTGTGGTGGTAGGAGGGATCTCTATGTGCAGACAGAATCACCTTTTCCTTCACCTAGCCGTAACCAGAGAGAGGGATTGCACTTCCTACGTTTTGATGGAGTAAGCGTAATATACCTCATGAGGATATAACAGAGGCTTACCCTCTATCACTTTTATATATGGAGATAAACTCCAACAGGCAAGGAGGGACTCGAACCCCCAATCGACATCTTAGAAGGATGCTGCATTATCCATTATGCTACTTGCCCAAGAGTCCTCCCTGTTTGTGCTTCTATGAGAGGCATGGGAGGAGTGAGATTTACATGAAGTTTGGACCTTCAAAACTCATGGGACAATCATACCAGTTCAGGATTTGATTGTCAAGTGGATGCCTAGGAAGGATAAACCTCTACCAACGGAGGACCCCAGAACTAGGCAATGGGCAGGGAGGGATTTGAACCCCCGTAGGCAGAGCCAGTGGATTTACAGTCCACCTCCATTAACCACTCGGACACCTACCCGATGTATTCTATTTTACAGGTTCTTGGGTACAATTGTCAACCCATGGAGAACAGAGTCTCATTTCACCACCTAATAATCTTTGAGCTTCAGAGTTATCTGAAGCTATCTCGATCAACCGTGGCAAAGGTACTCTAGGTGGTTCTGAGTCCTTTGTCAAGCGTTCATACTCACGAATGGCCTTATCCACATCTCTTCCAACTCTTCTCTCTACCACACCAGGATCTTGGAGCAGTACATCATTGATTATGGTCTGAGGGAA